TTCTTATTGGATTACCACAGGAATTTTTTACTGTATTTCAGCATTGTTCTTTGGGTTGTATTTCTTATTACGAAGTAAAAAATGAATATCAAAAAACTTATCAAAAAAGTTCTTACAGAATCGGTGGAAAAACCACTTATCTCAGAACACCTTAATTATCATATAACAAATGAAGTTCCATTAAATGATAATATCTTTAGATTTGGTTCTGAGGAATTCTTTAATGTTATTCAAGAAGCTCGTGAGTTATATTACGAGGGAATGGTTGAATTAAGTGAAGATGATGTTGAACTTGTTGAATCTGATTTTGGAACACAGGTTAAATTATCAAGTGGTAGAGTTGTTTACTTGGATACTCCGATGGAAGAATCATTTATTTCTGAAGCTGAATATAACGGAAAGAAAGTTGAACTTGGTAAACCAAGAAGAAATACTGGTGGTGGTAAGAAATATGTTGTTTATGTTAAAAACCCATCAACAGGTAGAGTTAAGAAAATTTCATTTGGTGATGTTCATGGTGGATTAACAGCTAAGGTATCCAATCCTAAAGCACGTAAATCATTTGCTGCAAGACATCAGTGTGCTAAGAAAAAAGATAGATTAACGGCTGGTTATTGGGCATGTCGTTTAAACCGTTTTGGTTATTTGTGGGGTGGTAAAACTTATCCAGGATTTTGGTAATATGAAACCGTATAAAGATAGAAAATTAACAGAATGAAGGGTGGAAATTCCAAATGGATAATCAATTACCAATAGAATTAACTGAAGGACAAGTATTATTAATCCCTGAAGGAACTTATCATAGAATTTTTAAAGGAAAAACTGATTTAGAATTAAAGATTGATTTTATTTAGTGATTCTATCGATAATCAATTCCATAAGTCGTTTTAAGAAATTACCTGAAATTGTTATTAATCCAAATGCTGATAATGATTTAACTAACATTTCAGTATCTTTCATATCCCAAATACCCTCAGAAACAGCATCATATATCATTGGTATAATCGGAACCAAGAATGCGTAACTTAACATATTTGTTACAGTAAATGCTGATAAATTCAAACTCTTTAAAAAACCTGCTAAAACAGTTTTAAGTTGATTGGCTTTGATTGCACCCAATTTAAATGGTTCTTCAAGTCCATCTTCTTTAATCTTTTTAATAATTGATTTGGTAAAACTTCTTTCTTGAAAGAATATTACTGAAGCAATACCTGCGGCAATTAATGATAAATCTTTTTCAGTTAATTCAGGTACCTGTCCATTTAACCATTGCATAATTGGCCCCATGAACCCTCCGATTGCCGCTCCCCATGTGAGCATCATCTTTAAGTTTATCGAAGCGTGAGATTTGGTGTCTTCAATAATCTTTTTTGTTAGTTCAACACCATCCTCTTGAACTTCTTTAATCCTGTCATTTATTGCTTCAAGGATAATTTGTTTTTGAGATTCTTTAATTAGATATTTCATTATATTTATAAATATATGAGTAAGAAATTAAATCCTGAACTTAAACCTGGTGATAGAATTGTTATCATCGAACTTTTGGGTGAACCACAGTTATCTTTTGGTGATAGAGGAACCGTTACTAAAATTCAAAGTGGCCCTGGATTCACTCAGTATGTTGTTAAATGGGACAATGGGTCAAGTCTTTATTTATTGGATGAGGATAAATGGATGTATGAGTCTGAGTTTGATGAAATGAGAGAAAGAAAAATGAAAAAAAATATCAAAGAAAATAAATCGACTGATTTAACACAACATGCGATGTTAGTAAAACATTTTAACATGTTGTTTATAAAAAGATATCTAAATAAATTAAGAGAAGCTAGTGTTGTTAATATGTTTGCGGCGGCACCATATCTTTATATGGGTAAAGAAAGATTAGCTCATGAACACAAGTATAATGACACTAACGAAGCATTTGATGAATTAGTTGATATGGCGGATAAGGCTCAAGGTGAAATGGTAAACGGAGTAATCAGTATACTTGAAGATGAAAATAAAGAAGTAACAGTGGAAAATATTAATTCTGCTTTAAGAAGATACGCTCCAAAAATTATTTCGTTTTACGCAAATTATTTCTAAAGTAAAAACAAAGGATTTCTTTCACCGAAATGTCCACCAACAATATTGTAGTAATAATATTCTAAAGCATCTTCATAAGACATATCTTTTTGTAATGACTCAAGTATTTTATCACGTGAATAAAGTATTCTTACTCCATTACCAAACTCTTCAACAATTCCTGTAATACAATCATCAAATCCGTCTAATAGAATTGCTCCTTCGGCTAATTCTTCTACTTCTTCTTTTGTCATTTGTTTTTATATTGTTCTAATGTGATTCCTTCGGTGTCTTTATCACTAATTCTAACTTTAAAGTTAAAACCTCTCATGTATTTGGTAATAATATCTTTTACTTCTTCTACGGTGTCCCATTGAATACATCCTTCGTGTTCTTTAGAATAATCATTATCTACTAAGTAGTTAACAACTGTTCCACTTTGAAGTGTCAAAAATCCGTGAGCGTAACCTTTTGGAATATATACCGATTCACCTGAGGTTAAAACAAATGTTTCAAGTTTACCAAAGTCCTCACTTTCTTTATCCAAGTTAACAACAAAATCAATTATTTTTCCTTGGATAACCGATAAAAGTTTTGTTTGAGCCATTGGTTCATCTTGATAGTGTAGCCCACGAAAGACAAATATATCGTCGTTTATACTAATGTTTGATTGAACCCACTTGTCAGAAAGTTTAATTGGGGTAAAAGACCCACGATGGTCTTTAAAAACTGGTTGTAATAGTTGATAAGGTTTTTCCATGTGTAAAATATAATAAATTAATATTATTCAATCAACCGTATATTTATTTAGAAAACAATTATATATGAGAAACGCATTTTTTTTAAATATTACTGAAGAAGAAAAACAATCAATACAAGATAGACATAGAAGTCAGTATGATGGATATGTTAGTCGTGGGTTTAACACACCAAAAGAACAAATCCTTAACGTGGAAAATTTGGCGTTAGATGAAAAAGGAATTACTGTATCTAATATGGGTGAAGTTAAAGAATATACAAACAAAGAAGTTAACCGAAAACTTAAAAAAGTTTGTGATGAGTGTAATGGTTTATATGAAGGTGAAATGTGTGAACAGTGTTCATCTATGAAAGAGGGAGAACAATGTGAGCAATGTGGAACTGAAATGAAAGAGGGTGAAACATGTGAGTGTGGAAAAGGATATACTATGGAAGAACTTGAGGAAAGTATTAAATTAAAATCAAAGGCTCCATTAGTACAAGAAAATATCAGCGAATCATTAAATTGGTTTAAGAGAATTTTGTAAAATGAACATCAAAGAAATAGTTGATTATTACTATAATCCAAAATCTGAAATACTACAGGTTAGTTTCAGATTAGAGGAAGATGGTGATGATGAAATTAGAGAACATGAATTTGAACTGGACTTTATTGAAAAGTCCGGTTTTTTCATTTTGGAAAACTATGATTATGAATCAAGTGATTTCCCAATTATATATGAAGAAGATACTGATGAACTTATAATTGACGAGGAAGCGTCAGATGAAAAAGAATATGAGGTTGATACAGATGAACTGACATCATTTATGGAAGAATATTATTCAAACAATCCAAAAAAAATTCCACCGTCCTTCTTGTTCTAAATTATCCACTTTTTTATTGGTAGAGTTATATTTATGTAATAATGATACACGACGTTGATTACATAATTTCCCTATTTCAAAAATTAACAACATCTGACAAAAACAGAGGTGATAAAAATGAACTTGGGGAACAAGACGCTGCGGCTGGCGGTGGTGGAGGTGCAACATCTAACACAAATAAAAGAGGTAGTAATTGGGATGAGTTATATGTTTTAACTCGTGGTAAAGCCAACATGTTAGGTAAGAAAGGTGAAAAATGGCAATCAGGTGTTAAACGTGGTGTTGGAAATCAAGTTTGGTAATATGGAAAATAAGAAAAAAGAATTATTAGAAAGAGTATTGTTGTTAATGAAATATAACAACGAAATGACGCTCACTGAAAATACTGAAATTGTTTCAGAACAAACCTTCAAACCCAAAAGTCCTGCAGAAATAGAAAATGAGAAAGCACTTGAAGCTAGCCAGGGAATAATAAGAAAAGGACTTGCGGCGGATGATTATAAAACAGGGAACGATTACTGTAATAGAGGTACGGTTAAAGATTTCCAATGGGAACCTAACAATTTAGATGGTAATGAAACTTACAAAGGAAAAAAAGGATATTGTCGTCTTTCAGATTCTAAACAAAGAAATTTAGCACAATCATTAGGAACAGGTTACGGTGGTGAATGGAATATACCAACCTTTATAGTTAAAACACAAGATGAATGGTATGCAGTTTTTGCAGTGTGGTTGGCTGAAATGGTTGAAGTATGGAAATTCACTAACTTATATTTGAATAAATCGGGATATGAAGGTGGTTGTGAAAAAAACAAATTATCGGTAAATTATAATGGGAAAGAAATGTCTCTTCAAGATTTAATATCACGTTATTTACCTGATATTAAATCTGGTAAACTTACAAAAGCAATTAATGAACAAAGTACTGAACCAAGATTTGATGGGACTGAACTACAAAAAAGAGCAATAGCTTGCGGATGGAAAAAATCAACTGTTAATGGAGTTATTGCGGACACTTACGGATATGAAAAGTCTGGATGGGAATGTCCTAAGACTGGTGATATAAAAACTAACACAGGGAATGCTCCTCAAAAACATATATATAAATTTTTGTGTTATAATCAAGATTTAGCGGTATATAAACCGTTTTATAAAATAAATTATGGAAAATTGACATCAAGTGCTGGTAGATTGTCTAGAACATCAATTAATAGATATACCGGTTATATTCCGTCTTACGCTGAAGTAATTAAAGCGTATGGTTTTGGGGGTAATGTTAAAAAAATTATAACTGCTCTAGATTCTGCTAAAAAAGACGACTTTTTTATTGGTGCAACAAATGTGAAAGATGGTAAGGTGGTTGGTTCAGTGAGTACAGCCAATGCAGGTGATATCCACGACGTACTTTCATTATTACAAATTGTAAGTTTAATGATACCTGTTGTTGGCCCGTTTGTTTCTTTAGGTTTAGGGATTGTTGATAGTGGAGTATATTACGCTCAAGGAGAAAAGAATATGGCGGCATTAACTTTAGGTTTAAGTATTTTATTTGATTTACCAATTCTAAAGGCCGGATTTGGAAATATTGGAAAACAAGCAATAAGTAATTTGACTGACGAGGAAATAGTTCAAATGTCAAAAGCTCTTTTAGAAAATAACACTAAAAATTTACCTGAAAATTTAGATGTAATCCTTAAAGAGCTCGAAACTGAAATGGGGAAAAATCCAGCAGTTCGTCAACAATATGAACAAGTGGTTAAAGAGAAATCAAAAGAAATATTAGGTAATAAACAAATTGTTAGTAATTTATCTCCTAATTCTAAAAGTGCATTAAATCAAGCGGCTAAAGGTCAATTAGCGGGTAAAGTATTTGCCGCAGGTACTATTGGAGCAGGATTACCTCTTACTGCGAAAGGAGGTTATGAAACTTTTAAACCTTTAATTAGAGGAAACATTAAAACACAAGTTGAAGCTGAAGGGTATAAATGGGAAACTGTTAAACAATTGTTTGGTTCAAACGGTAGTGCTGAAGATAATAAAAAGTTATCAGAAGCATGGGGTTTTAGATGGAGACCAGGACTTGAGGTACCTGAGGAATATCAAACTGAAACATATAAACAAAATAAAAAAAATGAAATAGAAAAATTGGCTCAAGAGTTATCTAAAACTCTTGGACTTGATAACTCTGAAAAGATGGAGCCAATTGATGTAAAGACAATTAAACCAATGATGTCATCTTTAACAAATCCTAAAATTATAGCGACAAGAGATTCTTTAGAGAAAACCTATGATGATTATGAACAATATTTAGGTTCTGATGAATAATATATTGTTTTTTTAAATAAAAGTATATTTATAAATAAAAAGATTATGAAACAAGTTTTAAATGAGGAGCTTTTTAGAATCCAAGAAATAATGGGTATTAAAAAGACAGACATAATTGAAGATTTTCAATTCGAACAAAATGATTTAATATCTGAACAAGTGGGTGATTTAGTACAAGCAATTGCGGATGTTGGAAAAAGTTTTGATGACAACGCGATGAGTGTAATTGATGACGTTGTTAGTCGTGAAACAAGAAATTTATCTTATCGTAACACTATACCGAAAACATATAATACTTTAGAAGAACTATCAGCGGCAATTGTAAAAAAAGAAATTCCGGAAGCAGTCGTTGAAACAGTTTCAAAAACAATAATGAAACAAATTATTGGAACACCTGAAGGTGCTGAACTTATTGCAAAAACTTGGTTTAAAGACAATGTGGGAACAAACGTAAAGAATGTTATCACAAAAATAGAAAGCGGCGCTAATTTACCTCCTAAATTGGTTTTTAAAACTGCTGACGACTTTGATTTATTAGTAAAAGAAATTAAAACTGGGGATGATGTCCTCGATAATGAATTAAAGGCTGCTTTAGATGATGTGTATGGCAAACCTTTAAAAAATGCAAGGACAGAAGCGGAAGATGCAATTGCAAAGGCAAAAGCTATTGATGACCAATATGATAATATTCGTAGTTCCGTTAGAAATAAAATTAAAGGTGACCCTTTATTATCTAAAAAGAAATTTGCTGATTGGTTTGGATATTTTGAAGATGAAACTAAACGTAAAATCAAATCAGAAGGGGAGTACAAAGCTAGACAGTATTTATTTGAACAACTTCAAAAACCATCTATTTGGGGTAGAATTAAAAGTGCGTTCCAAGGTGAGAAATGGTATAAAGTATTAGAATACGTTAGAAAAAAAGGGGTTACTATGGGGGTAAGTGTAGGTTCTCTTATTATAATTGGGGTAGTGGTTTATTATGCGGTAGAGGGATTATCAAAAATTCCAGAAACTGTTGATGAATTACGAGAGAAACCATATACAAAAATTAAAAAAGTATATCCCTCAACTGAAAATGCGAGTGAGGCAATTTTAAATGCATATCTTAATGTTGCAAAACCAGACGATTTAGAAAAACTATTTTTAAAGGCAGATGGTTATGGAGTTTCATATAAAACTTATGAAAACGAAGCTCTTGGTCCTATTGAGGAATTAACTGTTGAGACCCCAACTAATACTTATAATTATAAGTTATTCAAAGATGATAATAATAAAATAACACCAACAATAACACCAAAAGGTGGTGGTGACCAAAAAGAAACAAACAACCAAACTAAAGAGACAATTAAAACATGGTTAACCGCAGATGCTAATGGAGAACATAATACCGGTAAATGGGATATTAACACGTTAGGTGATATACTCTATGACGCAACAGTATCACCAAACAAGGCAATTGCTATTGTTGGTAATAAACAATGGGGTATGACATATAGTAACAATACTTGGAATTGGGATTAATTAAATAATTAATA